CTACATATTGCTTGATTTTAAAGCCCTCAAGCTGCTTATAATGGTCGTCAAAACCTTTATTACCTGACATTAGCACTACCCCCCTTGCTTTTGATTAATTTATTAAAATAATAAACTCCATCTTCTTCATTAAGTTCGTAAGAGATAAGGTCTTGAAGATTGAAATCAGAAAACGCAGGTACGTTATTAATTTCGCCAACACCATCTTTAGCATTGCCACTAATAACTTCAACCCACATTCTTTCGCTACCAATGCCTCGTTTTTTAGATTCAGCATTAACTGGAAATCTTACTTTAATCATGTTGTCGCTTTGGAATAATTCATCAGTAGGTAGCGATTTATTACCTTTAATGAATGTCATGTTTTTATTCATTATCTATCTCCCATATGAAATTGGTGACTTATTTTCCAAAATGAATCTTGCATCTTTCGTGCAGTTTCTGAAGTGATGTCAAAAGTTTGAGTATATTCATCAATAAAATCATTCATAGCATCATAAGTGTTATGAATAGCTTGCATTTGATCGGGTGTTAATTGAGCCATAGCCTCTGATCTTACTTGTGCGAGTTCTTCGGCTTTGATTTCCCACTCAGGTCGAGTGTCGATTACTTTATCTATATCTATTTTAGGCATATAACTTCTCCTTTCCTACAACGGCAGGATCAATATTATTTAAAAGATTAAAGATTGTTTTACTTCTATCTGTGATTTTAACCTCAAAGATTTCATAAAAACCTCCAGGGTTATCACAAGTTAAAGCCTCGGCTTTTGCTTCATTTGGTGTCCACTTGTATGAACCTTGAAAGTAATCTGACTTATAGTAATATAACTTCATGTTCGTCTCCTTTTTGCTAGAACAAGATAGTTATATCGGTATTCAATACCATGTGTCAAGCACTAAAATTCATCTAATACACTTTTTGTTTCTAGGTGGGTGTGTGACTTACGAACTTTGCCGTATTCAAGTTCTTCTAATGCCCTTGGGTCATCTTCAAAGAATTGTTCGTTTGGGTCTGGTTCAATTTTTTGAGCCAATATCTTTTTTGTGAATTTTCTTAACTTATTATAATTATTGTTTTTGTTGGTCATAGTTCATATTCCAAACAGCATCATCTGTCTTACATGGCCAACAATACCAAGAAAAGCCTTCATCGGTTGAATAAGACGCACCTGGTTTTTGACATACCGAACAAATGTTCGGCTTTGGATTTACTTGTGCTGCTGTTACCCATGTTCTTCTTCGGCTTTGTTCGCTCATTTTTCTGCCTCCTTTATTGCCCAAAATAATCTTGCTGCAACTTGGGGAACAATACTATTCCCCAAGGATTTTATTCGGTGTGTCCGATCTCGTATCCCATGAGCCACTCGACCCACTCGGGGTTCAGGCTTCCACCAGATTGGTCCTTCTCCGATTTGAAGTCGCTCTCGCTCATCCTCTTGACTATTACCCCCAATTGAGTGTCTTGCCTCTTGTTCCTGTATATGTTCAGATTCTGACCCGAGTCCTTGTAATCCCGAGCCGTTGGTGTAGGGTACATCTCCCTTTTCTTCAGTTCGGCCATCGCAACTGCTGTCTGAAGTGTCGCCCCGAACTTTGTTCCGTTTGCTCGAATCGATGTCTTCCCGTCCTCGCTCACCGATCCCGATATCTTTCCCGTGTGTGCGCCTCTCGGTGTCGCTGTTGGTGTCGGCCACATCATCTGTTTTTCCATTATCGCAACTTTTTGACCCAATGTTGCTAATTCTGGATTCTTTATTCTCGATGGTGGTACGCTCTGTCCGTCCTTGTAATCCCTCGCTCTTGGCGTTGGCCACATCATCTGCTTCTCTTGTTTCTCCTTGAAGTCTACTGCATCCGACAGCTTCGCTCCGAACTTCGTTCCCGTTCCCTTTCTCGTTACTGTGTAACCCGATTTGTTCTCCTCCACATAATTCCCCATTCCTGGGAAGTAGTCCGTTGCTTTCGGAGTCGGCCACATTTTCATTGTCTCCTCGTCCACTTGCTCCCTCAAATTGGAAGGTTTGCTGCGACCCTTCCGATGTCCGTTCTGCATTCGGAGTGTAGCTTCCTCTGACCTTTGGGGTAAATGATCCATCGTGTTCGGAGTGGCCCACAATCCAACATCGTTCTCGTCTGTGTTTGGCATCTGTGGCACAAGCTGGAATAATAAATGGCACGGCTCTATATCCGATGCTTTCCAAGTCAAAGAGACTTCGTTTGAGGCCCATTGGCATGTTAACAAAGCCTCGCACATTTTCCCCAATGATCCATTTAGGTTGTACGTCTTTAATAACCCTAACCATTTCGTGCCAGAGGTCACGGTCTTGTTCGTCAAGGTGTCCTTCTTGTTTTCCAGCAACTGACCAAGGTTGGCAGGGGAATCCTCCAACAACGATGTCTGCGTCTCTAAATTCTTTTCCATTAAAACTCCTTATATCATTAAATATTGGAACATCATGCCAATGTTTTCGCAAGACTTTTTGGCAATAAGGTTCTCTTTCTACAAAGGCGATTGTTTCAAATCCACCCACTAACTTCTCAGCAGCGTAACTAAAGCCACCAATACCACTAAATAAATCAACTATTTTCATCCCGTACAATCTCCTCCATCAGCTTGGCATAAAAATGCTTCATCGTTAAATATCCAATCTTGTTGTCTATCTACAAAATCTGCAAATTTTTTTAAATTTCTTCCTCTTTCAAACTGTCTACCAGTTCTTTCTTCTGCATCAATCCACCACTTAGCTAGTTCAGGATGATCTCTTACCATTGATGCAAGCTGTGATTCAGATTTTAAAAAACACAAATCACAATTTCCTTTAATAGTTTTTCCATTAACAACAGGTAAGTCTAATTTAAAATCTTGTTGATTCCAAAACTTATCCACATCAAATATTGAATGATTAGCTTCACATATAGGGTAAAAAGGATAAAAGCCATTTGCAAATCCAGGCTTACATCTATGTTTTTCGTCAGACCTAATTCCTAAAGCGTTATGCCATTTCTTCCAACCAAGACTTCTTAAATACTTAGATGTTGTATCTCTTTTTAAACTTCCAGTACAAAACCTAGACATAGGGTTAGGTAGTCTGCCATGTTTATTAATTAACTTATCAAATGGTTCGCCATTCCTACTAGCGTTTTCAAAGTTAACAATTTTAAATATATGTTTGTTTTCTTCGTTTAAATCATATTCAAGCCAGGTAATTTCTACATTCCATTTTTGCGAACAATTTTGCACAAAGTCTAAAGTCTGTGACATTTCACGACCAGTGTTCTGAAAACATATTAAAGCATTATTAGGCAATCCATTATTAGCTTCTAATATATTGTGAAGCATAAAGGCACTTGTTCTTCCACCACTAAAAGAAATACAGACGTTATTGTCTGGAAGACTATAAGTTTTCCGTTGCTGTTCTTGCATCGTATTCTCCTCTACTCATGTCTCCATCAACTGAACCAAGCCATTTACGACCACCTGCTCTACTGAAAGAATACTTTGCGATCCTAACTTCATTCAATAACTCTCTTACCAATCCATCAATTGTTCGCTGCGTAGCGTTTTCTAAAACTTTAGGAGCGTCTGGATCTGCACTCATACGTTGCAATATTGCATCAGCTCCTGATTGTTGTGTTAAGGCCTTACCTTCTCTTTCACATAATGTAATCCAAGCGAACATCGCATCTTTTTTAATCTCTCTGTTACTACCCGAATGTAATCGTGCAATATCTTCAGACCGATCCTCTAATAATCCAGTCATTGTATCACGAATAAAATGTCTAATATCTCGTCTTGCAGGTCCATTAGACTTAACAACTGCACCATCAAAACATCTGTTTCTTTGATACTCGATACCTAAGTCTTGGCAACGCCTACGACCTGTGGACTCGTCAACTTGCCATATTGTAAAGGCACAACGAACACCATCAACTAAAGCAGATGTACCTCGAATCATATTCCTTGCTTGCTCTGGAGATGACACAACAGTATCATCTTTAATTTTTGTCATATGATGACACATGATTACAGCAGCACCTGTTTCTGTAGCTATCTGAGCCAATAAACCTGTTAAAGCTGCACCTGCTGCTGGATCAGAGTTAACATCGGCATGAACAAAAGATGCCAACGGATCAAATACGATTAGCTTCAGATTATTCATTTGCAACATTTGAGCGTATATTTTATCAAACTCATTGCTTGTCTTATAGCCATCATGGGTGTCTTGAAGTATAGGGAAAACACCACCTAGATTTGGCAAAGACACAATACGAAGTTCGTGTTCGTAATTAAACCTAGAATTGTTCGCATCTAAGCGTTCAATTCTTCTGTGCATTTCACCTTCATCATCTTCTGCTGTAAATATAATAGCGTTACCAAACTCGGTAATATGACCACCAAAAGCACTAGACATAGGTTCTCCAGAGGCAACTTTCATAGCCAAATCCAAAGTCATCATACCTTTTCCAGCATCGCCAGACGCAGAAAATATTATAGGAACAGCAAGAGGCAACGTCTCGCCAATCAAAAACTTTTGTTCGGGTGCTTGACCCTCAAAACGATTAATTAATAAACTGCTATCTAATAGGTTAATGTTTCTTTTAACATTCTTAACTGTCGCACTTAGGAACTGACCTATATCAAAACTCTCTGCTATGGCATCAGCTGCATCCCATCTTTCAGGCTTACCTAAAGGTGGAGTTAACATTGTAACTGACTTTGCACCTGCGTTCATAGCTAAGTCTTGCACAAGTTCGGCAACCTTTTTTCCAGCATTATCATTATCTGGCCATATAACTAATTCTTTTCCATGCAACGGAGAGAAGTCAAATTGACTAGATGATTTACGAGATAACATGCCCGCTCCACCCATAGTGCATGTGGCTGTAAAACCTAATTCATTAAGAGCATCAGCACACTTCTCGCCTTCAACCCAGATTATTTTATCAGAGGCAGAAATGTTCGGTATATTGTAAAGAGGTCTAACGTCAGGCATTTTAGGATACGGATTAGTTCCAGTAAACTGACGAAACTCTTTCTTAGGCTTGCCATGATCGTCCATTGTAGGATTCCCTGCACCATCACGCATATTGTATCGTCTAACCATACATATGACTTCGCCATCTAAACTAAGATATAAATGCTCACTATCAAAAGGAGTTTTTATATTTATTTGTTGTCTTAATGATTTGTTTATTATTGATTCTATTGGAGGAGCAGCCGTTTCATCTCTTACAAAACTAGGGCTATCATCTAAATAATTAGAGAAAAATTCTTTTATTTCTGGAAGTCTCATACCACGACCCTCCATCAATATCTTTACAATACCTCCAACACCACTTGATCCGTTGAAATCATTACCTTTCATAAACCAAGGCGATCTTGGATTAATATCTATCTTTAAAGACTTACCAACTTCTCCATTTAAAGAGCCAACATTAAACTCATCACCACGAATAACACCATTAGGATATGTATCTCGTAAGATATCAATCTGTGCCTGTGGTGGTACTTTATCACTAATTAACTCTACTAAATCTTTTGCGTTCAATTCACGATTAGCATTGCCAAATCTCACTATACTCATTACACTATCCTTACCTTCAATGGCTGAAGTTATAGGCGACATTTTTTCTCTACGTTTTAATGTCGTCTATTTTTAACTCCAACATGTATCCTTATAATTACACCATTTACAATCAAACATATCTTTTGACTGTGCTATTCTTGGTAACATTTCGCCAACTTTTGTAGCTTGCAATATGTTAACTGCCTTATCACTTATTTCTTGAGCAAGAAACTTATCAAACGGAACAAGTTCGTAATATATTTCACTCGTATTTTTATTAACAACTGTAAACAAACATGGAGTGTCTGTTAATTGCATATAGGCTTGATACAATGCAACTTGAGCAGCATATATAGGATTTGTTTTAGCCATACCTTTTGATACAAATTCTTTAAACTTTCTGTCATTAGCTGATTTGTTTTCCCATAAACAAGGATAGGCCATGTCAACTGGACCTCCACAAATAACACCATCTATGTGACCTCTAATTTTACCATCAGCAATAGAAAATCCATATTGTTCGCCAGTTTTCTTTTCTGTTCTCAAATCAAATCCTGCTTGCTTTAACCAATCGGCCATACTTGTTTCTATCTCGTGACCGAATTGAAATATTCTTAATGTCTGTGAACTAAAGTGTCTATCTTTATCCACTTCTTGACCCATATAACTGTATTGTATTTTTCTTGAACACTTCTCCCCAAGTGAAGATCCCCCTAAATATGTTCTTCTAGGAATACTATCTGACTTTTTCTTAATGGCTTTGTCAACAAATTCTGATATTTGTTCTTCAAAATGGTATGTCTTCAAATCCTTTTGGTTGCCTGATTGGACCGAAGTATTTAATATGAGATCGTGTAACATATTCGCAGACAAACTCATTTTCTATCTCCCTTGACATTTGTATAACAGATATTAAAGCTACCATTTGTTCTTCTGTTAAATTGCATAATTTTGTCTCCCAACCTATTTTGCTAAATACTTTACCTGCGTTTTTTAATGAATTGTCTTCATTGTTGGCTCTATCCATCTACTACTAATCTCCTCATCTAATGTCTCATGTGAATAAAAATCTAATTTGAATAGTTCATCTTGACCAGACATTACCTTGCAATAACCACCTAAAATTTCATACTGTAATTCTTCCATAACATCTTCCATAGCTTCTGTTACTCTATTCATTAATTCAGTTTCATTATCTATGTTTGCAGTATGGAGAAACATTGAGCCATCAACAACATTTTGAACGCCAACATCATTAGATACATTAATGCTATAATTAAGTGTTAGTCTTTCCATCAAACGCCTCCATTGCTAAAGCAGCGTATCCAATAATATCAATCATACTATCTTCATGTTTAGGTGTTTTGTTTAACCTAACGCATTTCAAAGCTATCATACATCGATATACATCATGCACAGTTATTTCTTTTTTTAAAACAATAGACCACATTTTTGCTATGTTTTGATGGGTTTCGTAAGCGTCTCCATATGCTTTTGCTCTAGGGCCAGATATTAATAATTCGGCTTTTTTAAGCGCTTCACTACGTTGCATTTTTATCTCCTATACTCATAACTTTATTGTCTATATCTTTTTTATTCCACAAATAATTTAACCAACAAGCAGCTTTATATTTGTTCCAACTAAAATCCATAGCCCTAACAATAACACCACAATTACTTAACGCTTGCGTTTGTTTAGGTGTTACACCCTCATTCAACCATCTCTTGCCTTTCCTTGCTCCATCACTATCTTCAATCTCTCTTAGGAAGTCATCGGCAGACGCTATGGCTTGCTCTTTAGTGCCAACACTAACTACCCTTAACTTGCCATTAGAACGCTTTACAAGAGCAATAGATATATCATCTAAGTGAGCAACCAAACCAAACCCATTAAAGCCACTAGCACTCATACAACGACCATTATCAAACAGATCTATCCAACGATAAGGAGACCTATCCATAAGGTCAACTTCAGTCATAATAAAATCTTCTAATACTTCTTTATCTTGCTTACCAAATTCATAGCCACATAAAGGACATTCACGAGAAGATAATGGCACAATAGATTCGCATTGTGGACATGATTTTTCTGGAGCAGCACCTGTTCCTCTACCTTCTGATCCTTCAAGGTCTACGTTTTCGTCTAATGAACCATGAGTTAAGACACTTGTTCCAAAGTCTAAAACTATGCAATCTTTCTTAATAATACCAGGATGTTCTTCAGGATCTATTGTTCGCAAGCCACGACCAATCATCTGAACCATCGTAGATTTGTATGAACATGGCCTTGTTAAAATAATACAACTAACTGGTGGAGCATCAAACCCTTCTGTAAGCACAGCTACGTTAACAACAACTTGCACATCGCCATGCTCTAAATCATGTAATGTTTGTTTTCGTTCTTCGCTTGGAGTTTCACCTGTAAGCAATTCAGTTCTGACGTTAGCTCTACGATACTCGTCACATACATCTTGTGCATGAACAACAGTAGAACAAAAGACAACTGTCTTTCTGTTTCCAGCTTTCTCTTGCCATTCTTGAACAATACGTTCATTGATGGCTCTCTTATTCATTATTCGTTCTACTTCGCCCATATCAAAGTCAGATATAGTTTTGCGAACATTTTCTAATTCTTGCCTTACACCTACATCAACAACAAATGTTTTGGGTGGCACAAGAAATCCTTCACGGATTAATGTCGTAATTTCTATTTGATGCGAACAATTATTAAATATGTTTCGCAGACCTTTCTTATCTCCACGATTAGGAGTTGCAGTAAAGCCAACTATCTCAACTGATTCGTTTGCTTCTTTCACACGATTAATAATTCTAGTGTAGGTTTCGGCTATTGCATGATGGCTTTCGTCCACGATTATCATGTCAAATTCACACATGTTATCTAAATTGTTCGGTCTTGAAAGCGTCTGCACCATACTAAATATAGCTTCACCAGACCAATCTTTCTCTGATCCATCTACCACACTTGTTGTTATCTTTGGATTTACTTTTGCAAACTTGCTTCTGTTTTGTCTTACAAGTTCGTCACGATGCTGCAACACAAGAACCTTCTTGCCCTTTTTATATCTCTTACCAACTAATGCCGATAGCATAATTGTTTTACCTGCTCCAGTCGGAGCAACAACAATAGTGTTTTTATGTTTATTAAGAGCAGTAGAAGCATCGTCAACTGCTATCTTTTGGTATGGTCTAAGTATCATTTTTCTTAGCTTTTTAAAAATAATTGGTGGGTTTCATTAGCCTTATAATATATCTGCTGAACTCTTTGTCTGCTCAAATTAAATTTTTTTCCAATTTCTTTAAAAGCAAATCCGTCATTTTTTAATTTAACTATTTCTGCATTTCTTTTATTTCTTTTTTCTTTTATTTCATTTAATTCTTTTCTTGTGGTTTTAGAAGGCATATGTCTATCTCGCCAAGAACTTGCCCTACAATTATCATTACAATATATTTTACCTAATCTTCCTTGAGTTGCAGAAAAAACTGAAACTTGTGTTGTTTTTTTGCATTGAGGACATGTAAAGTCGTATGTGTAATCTTCCCTTACATCTTTAAGGCATTGCTGAAGTCTTGCAATTTCTTTATCGGCTCCTAATTTAGCTTCATCATATGTTGTCATTTAA